TTGTATCCACTAACTGAGCAGTTTTGTTATGCGATGGAACGGCCATTTGCCACCTTCTTGTGCTTGTTTAAATCATCGTCTCTGGCAGACTCAGATTCAATGTATGCCCTAAGACGTTCCAGTCGGTCTTCGTTGTACAGAACCATTGACCTTGCATAATCAAGGGCAGAATGGCAAGCAAGCAATGTGCGCGACACCTCTTGTTCTTCTTGCTTGGCAAGGGACAGGGCAGTTGGTTTGCGTATCAAACTAAGCATTGGCGTCTCCATTTGGTTTTTCCCGATAGTTCTTCATCTTTTCCCGGATCCAAAAGCCATCATCCCGAAGGATCATGCCGATAGCTTTCATCTCGTCAACTGTGCGGCACCGCCGATCAACATTGAACTTCCCGGTACGGTGCGCCTCAAACGCACCTACGGAGTTAAAGTATTGACGGCAAGAGCCACATTGATTGCGGTTCCCCTTAAGTAGTTTCATCTTCTGCCGCCATCTTTGCGTCCGATAGTTCCTCCCCCACAAGTTCAGCAAAGGACCGACCGGAAGGGAACCGCATCTGAGAAGCCTTGTTTGCGTAGACAACCTCAATGGCTTTGTTTAAACCATCGTTAAACCCAGTCATATAAGGGCTGTCTTCTGCGATCCGCATCGTAATTGCCTCGCGCACCAAGCGGCTCATGGGGATCTGAGTCTTCTTGGAGAACTTCATAAGGGAGGCATGTTGCGACTCCTCAAGGTAGGCCATGAAGGGCTTCAAAGGCTTGGGCTTAGAAAGGGTCATTGCTGGCCTCGTACTGTTTTATCAGGTCATCAAACGCAGCCTGAGCCAGCCGGTTGCCGTTAAGCTCAGAGCGAGACTCAATCCCGCAATGCGTACAAACGGCAGTTGCTGCATCAAACTCGTTATCCACCTCAAGGAAGGCCCAGAACTCCGGGGCGCGACACAGCATCCCCGACAACTGAACCCGATTGGTGTATTTCGTCGGCGACTCGTCATCTTGAATCCGGACTAAGGCACAGGCGTATCTCGCCCCGACAAAATCCCGGAGTAACTCTTCCGGGATTTCGTCAGGGTGAATACTCATGGTCAGCACAAACCCTGTCCTGTCCTGTTTCAAGGCAACCTTCCTGCCTTCAAACTGGAGTGCCATGTTTAAACTCCGGCACGACGCTCAAGATAAGCGATGGTTGCAGCAAGGTTCTTAGCCTCCTCCCGCAGGGTATTCAGCAAGGAGGCGACAGGATCGCTGGCAAGTTTCGTTTCTGCCTGATCCTTCTGTTGCTTCTTCTCAAGATACTTTATCTGATGCACATAGGCTGTCTTTATGTTCAAAGCCTTGGCGATCTCGACTGCCGACATCTTCGGATTGGCAGTGTGCATTTCCAGAACTTTGTCTTTCATAGTTTTGCGTTTGGCTTTCATGGTCACTCCTTAGAAGGGAAGGTCAGAGCCGTCATCAAGCTCTTCGTTGCGGGTGGGTTGCTGGGTTTGCGTTGGAATCCAGCGATCAACCGAGAGGCTCAAATACACCGCCCCAGTCTTGCTGCGTTTCTTCCAACCGTTGATGCGGAAGATATGAAGACCATCCTTGACTTCGACCTTGGTCATGTCTTTGATGTCAATTGCGATCTCGCCCCAGTAGTCAGGGGATGTTTCTTTCTTCTTGGACTGCGTCGCCATCAGGCGACCGGAGTCCTTCTTTTGGGTGAACTGATCATGCATTTTCTTTCTCCTGTAGCTTCAGCTTTGCGTTGGTAAACTGCGCAACAACATTTGCGTATTCCCTTGGGAGAGCGGCCTTCAACTTGTCTAGGGTTGTTTGGTTAGCCTTCCAATAAGAACGCAAATCCTTCTCTGAATCGGACATAGCGATCAGTTCGATCACGCTCTCCGAAAACAGTTTCAGATTCGCCACCTCCTGTTCATCCACGGCAGGGGCTTGAACCTCCTTGGCAGGTTCTTTGGTGGCGGGTTCTTCGCTAGGGGGTAGGTCTTCCCCTGCGTAGATGTACAGGCCAAGCCCGAACATGGCGAGGCACTTGGTTAAACAGCGCATGATGGCGGTGTTTACCTGAAAGGAATCCGGGTTCGTGATGGCTTTGTTCTTGTAGTCCATCACCGGCAGAAAGCAACTCCGTGCGCGTGAGCCAAGATTCACGCTGACCCAGACCATGCCCGTGCCATTAACGTCCATGTACGGTTTGCCATCAAAGGTGTGGACATTGAAGGTAGCCGCAGGATCAATCCGCAAAGCTTCCTGCCACGCCCATGCCCAAGACAGGTAAGACAGCCCTTGCTTTTTCTCAACGTGGTCGTTGACGTTAAGCTGGATCAGACGATGCTCTAGCTCGTGCATATTGTTCGCACCATTGGTTGACTGAACAGAAGTTTCCTGCGCATCGGCGGGATTCCCCGGGTCTCGTTTCGACATAGCCCTTCTCCTTGGTTGCCAATTCCTTGGCTTCGTTAAGATCCTTGAACACACGGATGGCAGTCTTTCTGCCTTCCCGTTTAACCGCATAGATTGTTTCAGACTCCCATCTTTCCTCCGCAGAACACTCGGGCAGAGCGTCTCCAAGATCATGGGAGACCTTCGCCTCACGATGCATATCCAACCTGCGCCGCACGAACAGATCGGCCTGTTCCAGCGTCCATAGGGGGATATCCACCATCTGTATTGGAGCGGCTGGATAGCCCTCGCGCGTTTCGTGGCGGCTGAAGTCTCGGATCAAGGCGCAGATGCGTAGCGCATCAACCCGGTTTCCTTTGACCTTCTCCACCAACCACCGATAGACGTTAAGCTGCTGCTCCCATTCCGGCTTGTCGTTCATCACCGCCCAAGCGGAGGTGAACTTGTAGTCGGTGATGACAACCCCGCCGTCGCGTTCTTCCTGCAAGTCGATGGCACCGGATAGGGTTACCCCATCGACCTCGATGAACAAACGCTCCTCGGTAATGTGGCCTTCAGTCTGCCCCCGCTCCATGACAACGTGCAGGGCAGAGCCGAGCATTGACCACATCATGTCGGTCACATCTGTCTCGATCTCCGAGTCGTACTGTTCGCGCAAACGACGCACCCTCGGAGGGGAGAGAAGCTCAGTAACGCTGTACTGCGCCCTCCCCTTGCTGTAGTATTCCCGAGTAGCCAGAGTCACGAGTGGCGCTGGTACTCCGAACTTGTTTGTAACCTTCATATCTCCTCTCGGTAAAAGCTATGGAACCGAACAATAGCACTATTTGGAACGGTACGCAAGCACTTGTGCAAATTATTTATGGAGAGCCTGCATCCAAGGCGAACAGCCGCAAGGTTGTGAGGATCGGAGGGGTGTCCCGCCTAATCAAAAGTGCGAAGGCGAGGGCGTATGCGGAGCGGTTCCGAGAGCAGGTCAGCCCGATCAATCCCCTGATGACCGGCGACCTGAAGGTGACCATGACTATCCACTACGCATCGCGCCGACCAGACCTAGATGAAAGCCTGATCCTTGACCTGATGCAGGATGTCTTCTATGTGAACGACAGGCAGGTCAAGGAAAAGCACATTTACTGGGGGCTGGACAAAGAGAACCCGCGAACCGAAATCATCATCGAGGCACTTGCCCCGAAGTGAATTAGTTATTGCCGCTTTCCTGAGACTTGCGAGTACAGGGATTTCATAATGCGGGATAACAAAGTCCTAATAAATCAATGAGTTAGGCGCGAACCTGTCGCATTTGTGGGCGTTAAGGGTCGCCATCCGGCCCTAGTAATGAGGAGTGGCCAAGGTAACAAGGTGATGTTTAAACGCTGTGGATAACCCAGAAAGCGTCGCATTAGCCGGCTTTTGCGATTATTTTTAATGTTTAAACAAAATCTGTGACGGTGTGACGGATGTGACGCTACTTGCATATTCATCCCCAATAATCGAAAAAACCGATTCCTAGAGAGAGAGTAAGAATTACTGTCACAACCGTCACACTGTCACACTTGGTATGTTTAAACATTGACACCCCAAATACCCCTATTTGGAGTCCTTGACTTCCCGCAGGACTTGGGGTTGCCAACCCAGTACAAACGACGTACCCTTCTCTTGGCTATGCGTCAGGCATTGCCTCTCCTCTAGTTGGTTTGACCCGCCTGTGTGCGGGTCTTTTTTTTCTTGTTGACACAGCTTTTATTTCGTGTATTCTGCGAACTGTTGGCGTAGCAACCGACAGAAGATAGACCGCTTACTCATGCCTCTCCGCCCCGGTTCTCCGGGGTTGCTACCGGGGGGGCAGTAGTAAGCGGTCTTTTTTTTCGTACTCCGCACGCAGTAGGGGCCGTAAGTGGGGCCGCTCGGAAGAAAACCACTACACGGTACGCCGCAAGGCTAGGGGGCAGTTCCCGAACAATCCGTGGGGCTAGTCGTATCTGCAAGCCCGGGGGTGCTAACGCACATGCAGATGCCCGAAAGGGCGGACGATCCTCCCTCATACCCTGTGGGGTAGGGGGAGTCTTTGGGACGATCCAAGCTATGAGCGCCCCTTGAGGGCGCGTAAGGGGAGGGAATGGTTACCCTTGATGCAGGGGAGATGGCGGTGGCTTCCATGATTGCGGCCATGAGAAATGGAGTCGCAAGGGGAAGTCAGGTATCTAATGCAAAGATCGGACCGCAGTCCGACTATCAGACAGACATTGACGGCATCGTCGCGGAGCTTGCATTTTGCAAGTGGCAGAATGTTTTTCCTGAACTGACTATCAGTCCAAGATCAGGGGG